GTACGTTCTTTGCTTGCGCCGATGTAATCGACAGTCAAAGTTTTTGCAGCAGCAGCACCATTTTGTATGCCAAACGATACAGTTAATTCTTCGTCGTCTGGAGCGTTAGTGCTAACAACTGTGCCAGCTAAAACATTGTTTTGAAAAACTCTAAACTTTTGTGTGTTAGGATCGTAAAGAAAACCCAATGTCATAAAAGTATCGTCGGCCAATGAGTTAGGCAAAGTCAAAGTTGTTTGAGTGCTGTTTTTTTCAACAATGAAGCTGATTGTGGCAGCGCCATCTGCTTTCAAAAAGAAGATCCCATCAGTTACATCTAATGGTGATGTATCAGTTAGTTGTAAACCAGCAACAATATCAGTTTGCGTAGCATCGTTGGTTTTGAACCTGATGTTAAACGCTAACTGTTTGCCAGCCTCGTACTTATAACCTTCTTTTACAAGTTGGAAAAAGTCATGGTCGTTATCTCCAGCTGCGTTGGTTACTAATAGTAAACCACCATCGCCGTCAGCTAATGCCTCAGTTGCAGATCCAGTTCCATCCTCAGTTGTTGTAATTGTCCAATCGGACGCTAAATAAGTATCAAAATCATTAAAATAAGTGTGATACTTATGGGGTGCTGGAGCTTTTAATTTACCTAAAGTTGAATCTTTACCAACATTGGTTACTCCAGAAGTGAAGTGTGTAGTCATAATCAGCCTCCTTATAAATAGCCATTGCGAGCACCATGCCCGCAACAATTAGTTCTACAAGATTGATAATACTATTGGACTATTTAATTAGCAACTTTGAGATCTTCCTGGTTGGCCAGGTATTCAAGTTGAGCTAGGGTGCTAGGCATGCTGGTGTGGTGAACACTAATACCGCCAGCTGCCGTCCAGGCCTCACAATTAGATCTTTTGTCGTCAACCAGAACATCGCCAGGTCTAGCAAAAACTCCTTTGTGTTTACCTTTGATTGTGCAAGTTACTACAACGTGTGGATCTACATGCTGGTGGATCCAGGCCATCTTATCAGCCACCACCAAAGGTCTGTTGATCTCACCGGTAGCCGTGAGGATCTCCCATGGTAAACCTGTGTTTTTGACCAGGGCGATTAGATCTAACATGCCTGGCATAACCGGTAAGTTTCTGAAAAGTCTTTTGTTTATGAAGTCGGCCTTTTGCTCGTCGTAGTGGCCTTCACCCTCCAAGGGCCCGTTTATGTAATCCGGGCCCTCTACTCCTTTGACAAAATCTGCCAAAACTCCATCCATGTCTAAGTATATTTTTTTCATTCTACTCTATCGTGTATTGGTACAGGACCTAAGCCGTAAACATTCCCTATATCCTTACCCATTAACTCTCTGCATTTGTCGCCGAATCTTGAGTCAGAAGTAGAAGCAAAGTTACCACCAAAACAGGTAGCCTTATCTAATTTTGTTTCCGGCACTATCTTTAAAGAACATCCAAAGCCGTGTTCTTGTTTGATTAACTTAGCAGCCGGATAATCTTTGCAAGGCTCAAATGGACCACCTATGTCAGTTATGCAAAACCCTTTAACGTAAGAAGACTCACCGCCATTTGTGCAATCTTCTCCATAAAATAAGTCGTCCGGATGTTCTCTTTGTATATAAATATCAACATGTATTCCCATCACACCACCTCCTTTTCTTCTTGTGCTCTCTGCTCCGCACTAGCCGCCTGGTGGGCAACCGCGTTACAGAACCAGAAAGCGTTAGCTTCGTACCAATCGTTAGTTTCACAGGCTTGGTACTCATAAGTTTTGACTAAGCCGTAAAGCTCCATTGGCTTCATGTAAGCGTTTTTTGCTTTACTAGCGGCGAAAGCACAACCAGCCAAATATGCCTTCTCTTCTTCGGCGCTTTTCAAGAAACCACCAGCAATCTCGCCGTGGTTAGGGTATCTAGCTTGGCAGCTGGCAATGTTTTGAACGGCCAAAGCAAGAGCAGCCTCTTCGGCGCTTTCGTATTGAACCAACTCTTTGGCAGCTCCGTTGTAAAACCTACCTTTGCTGCTGTAGATCCCTGGCTTGAAACTTGCTTTCGCAATGGCCCCGATCTCCTCTTCATTCATTAAATAACAACTCATAATTTTCCTCCTTTTTTGTTGTTGTTTTCGTGTCTCACATAGATATATTACAGTATTTGCATAAATATGCAACTATTTACAACTATAAATATACAAATAATTTAGACCAAAAAAAAGGGCCCCGAAGAGCCCTTTTGTAACACTGAGTAATAAAGTGTGTTACTACTTCAAATTATGCACCTTGAGATCCGTAGATTCCTCTCCAATCCGAGAAACCAAACGAGTATCTTTCTCTAGCCTTATATCTAATGTTGTCTGTAGAAAAGTCTGGCTCCATAGATGTCTCCATTGGAGATCTTTGGAACATTTTTAGACCTTCACCAGCGGTATTCACAGATGTTAGGACAAAGAAAGCATCAGGATCAGATAGGTAATGATTAACAACGTAACCACCAGGTAAAACACCTGTGTTTCTGATTGCGTTGATGTCATTATCAGCTGTTCCAGATCTTTGAGTCGAGTTCAATATTCGATCAGCAACAAAAACCAGTTGCGGAGGAATGACGATCTTGTCAGCCATAACACTAATGGTTAGGCCTCTGTCGTCTGTGAACGTCGATATATCTATTAAAGCATCCTCTAGTGAGGCTTCATTTAGATCTGCCATAGTCGTAGCTCTATTCGCAGCTGTTCCACCACCAGCAAGGGGGTGAGCAGTGTTGATTAGAGAAACACCATCACCGCCAGTAAAACTGGAAGAGAAGGCGTTATTGAGTACGTCAGCTCCTTTGACTTCTTTGGTGTTAGCCATAGATTTAGCCAATGCTTTAACATATCTTTTACCTAGAGAGTCATAGAGGTTGTCTTCAACCGCTTCTGATGTTAGTGCAAAAGCCAACGCAACTGTGTCGTGCGTGTATCTTGCGCTGTAACTTTCGGAAGCATTGTCAAATTCAACACCTTGTCCCTCAGACTTTACGGGTGCGCCGCCAAAACCAGTGACCAGCACTTCTTCTTCAAACGCCCTGTTTGAATCCTCAATCGCAAAAATATCTTCATATTCTTGGTCGTAAGAATCATAGGACATACCAAAAAGTGCATTTAGTCCTGGTTCAAGCTCTTTCGCTAATTGTGCTCTTGAAATTGCCATTTAATTAACTCCTTATGCTAAACCAGCACCTTTTTGTCCCATGATGTGATTTTGTATCACGCATAGTACATTGGTGTTGGACGATGCTACATCGTCGTTATTAGGATCCTGGGAGATATCAATACATTTCAAGGGTAACGTAGCGGTGGTAGCACCGGTAGTTACGTCTAGCTCTGCATTAGATCTTCCAGACTTAGTATCGCCTACTGGTGATCCATCAACAATGTCGAAATTTCCGAACAAGTCGGCGACAGGAAAAGTGTCGTCTGCTTGTACTTCAAAAACAACATTTGGATCATCAATAATACTTGCGATGATATCCGAAGCAGCAATGCTACCTGGATAATAGTTGTTGAAAACTTGTTCGCCTGTAGTTGGATCGGTGTATTGAACTCCGTTAAACACTCCGACAATCGGAACAGTACCAGTTGCGGCGTGCCTACCAAGAACTCCGGCTGTTAGTTGTGTAACTAAATCGCCTTGGAATATTGGTGTTGTGGCTCCACTTGCAATTCTATATCTGGATTGTCCTCCAGAATAGGGTGCTCCGCCCATTTGACGAACAGGTTTTAAACCAAAAGCGGCATCTTTATTTGCCATAAGATTTACTCCTATTTATCTAGCTACTTTTTCCCAAAAGTAACATTGGATCTTCTATCAGCATCATACTTAACATATCGCCCATCTTTTCTGGCTTCATTAAATACATTGTTATCTAATGCTTCCTTCTTGAGAGCGGTTTGATCCTCATAATAACTATTACGTTCATTACGAGTCTCTACAGGTATTTTTGCTAACAAAAGTCCTTCGCTATATATATAGCCAGCGTGTCTACCAGAATCAGCCGTTGGAAAAGCAAACTCAGCTGGTAGATCGGTACCTCTTACGAGTTCCCAACCTTCTCTGAGTCTTCTTGCAACATTGGCTTTATCTTCCTGTCCCAGCATGGATTCTCTTATCCAACGATATTCATATCCTTCTGGTGGCTCAGGAACTTCTAGTTTCCTAACTGGCCTCCATGGTTGTCGTCGAGAATTATTATCGTGAGACTCGGACTCACGGGATTTTCTGGAATGTACTTCTACGTTTGTTTCTTCGGTCATTTTACCTCCCTATTTGCTATTGCCTGTTTTTGAACAGCCACTTTCTTCAACCATTGTTCATCGCTCATGCCATGTGGTTTCAGACCTTGTAGAGTTTCGACTTCGGATTTCGTAAAACGTACGCCGTTCTCTTTGCCTTGTGTTTTTTGCCTACTCCCAACGGAAGCTGAGGCGACTCTTTGCACAGCGGGCCTGTCCTCATTTTGTTCGGCATTATCGGATCTAAGATCCGGATAAACTTTATAAATTCTATTGCTCAATTCATTATAGTAATCATCTGATTCTAAATCATAACCTTCGCCAGCTAAAGTATTATGAACATATTCTGCCCAAGCTGTCGCTTCTGTGTTTTGATCGAACCAAGGATTATTCTCTTTCCAACTCAACGCTTTTTCTGATGGCGGTGCAACCTGTTGTGTGGGTTGTGCTTGTTGTGCGTATGGTTGTTGGGGTTGTTCTTGTATATTAGCAGTAGCCTGTTCTTGCCTTTGTTTGGCTATTCTTACTTTTTCTTTTTGTAAGGACAACTCACTTTTTAAAGTATCAG